TGTCTAGCTCGCCAGATACCAAAGAACGAACTGAGTTGTAGTCAGCGCTTTGTACTTGAGTTACACTTAATAGATCCTCAAGACCAGCTGCTGATACTGCGATGTGACGATCGCTCGATGGTACTCCTTTATCAGTCAATGATTTTGAAGCTGTAATAAGCTTGGCTAGTGTTAATCCCGCTGAACCATGGGCAATTGTTGTGCCCGCAGTCGCTGCGTCCATTGCATCTAAAACAAGCTGATCACGACGACGACCAAGTGCGCCAGCAATAGTTTGCTGAAGCTCAGTCTTTTCATCGAAGTTTACTTCTTTAGAGTCAAAGATGTCTGTGTACTCTGGCGCGTTCCAGTTGCCGAGTGTACAGCTGATCAAAGAATGCGTAATACCCATTGCAACAACGTCAGCTGAAGTAGCTTTCTGATTTGCTAGGCCTTTACCCATTGCTCTGAATTTATAAATATCACCGATAACGTCATTACGATTCGTTACAGTGTCCTTTAGACCGCCATTTGTTTGAAACACGTGCTTGACTTCCGAGTCAAACAGCGTTTGGGCGGCTGCTGATAATTGTGCGGACATAAGTCCTCCTTTATATTAGTTTAAATATTACCTTTTTGCCGGGTGTCCGCACCATGCGGGCCGAATCCTTCCTGGCTGGGTTCTATAAAGAAGTGTCCATTAGTTGGATTTTCTCTGATTGTACGCTACATTTAATATCTTTTGCAACAAATTGTATCTTTTTTAGTGATTACTTAGGGTAATCAATCCCACTTGTATCTAATTAGGCCGGAGAAATATGAGGAGAGCTATCGAACCTTCTTAGATTGGCAGTGAACCTGGGAGAAATTTTCATAAGCTTCATATCCCGCTTTGTATTGTTCAATTGTTTTTTCTGGTCCATACACAAGATCATGTGGCTTTCCATCTTTTGCACAAAGCCAACCCGATTGCCAGGCCAATGGTTTTCCTTTGTGCCAAGATTTATTGTCCATACAGCTGTTCAAATTTTTCTTTCACTTCAGATCTAAATGCTGCGGAAGTTTGATACTTTGGATCTTTAACCATATCGTCTAGCATATCCTGTGTTAATGCTGGAGCTCTTACTGTATTTGATGTTGGCATTTTGCCTTCACCTGTTTTAGCAATTAAAGCTTCTAATACCTGGACACCGGCTGCTGTCGTTGCCAAACCTTTAAAGCCTTCATATTGATTTGAATCTAAATTAGCTTTACCCCAATCACCAAGATCTCTTAACCTGGCATTCGCATTCTTACCTAATGCCTGGATCTCAATTGATTTAGCAGCTTCTGGATCACTGGCTTCAACTTCCATCTTGGCAAAGCCATGCAACATCTTATTAAATGTGTCCTGGCTCATGTTTGTTTCTTTTGCCATGTTTTGGAACCAATCAAGCCTAGGATCCTCCATATCAAATTCGCCTGGCAGATCTTCTGGTGCTTTGACTTCGTAATCGCCTTCTGGTGATCCAGTAAAACCTCCGAACTTCTTTTCAAGCTCGGCATAGGCTTTTGCCTGGTCCTCAACAGTTTTGTATTTATCTTTGAGCCATTCTGGTTTTTCACCTTCTTCTGGCGCAGCTGCTTCGACTTCAGTTGATTCAACTACTTCTTCTGCTGCAGTTTCTTCTACTGGGTTTTCTTCTATCAAAGTTTCTTCTTCGCTCATATTATCTCCAAAGTTATTTTTTATCTGCCAAAGACAACTGATCAATGATCTGTCTTACAATGTTGTTTTGACCTTCTCTTATCCCGGCACTAAATTGTGTCGAGTTCGGATTTAGCACTGGTTTATCAATCGTAATAGATTTCAACCGATCCAGAACATATTGCCCCGCATCTGTACTAAAACATTCTTGGAATTGACCAGCTATTTCATGGGACTTAGCCTGGTTCTTTTCCCTGGTTTTTTGTATTTCTTCGCCATCTAAATCTAATTTATCCCAACTGCTCTCCGCCATCTTGCATCTCCTGTTGTGCTTGCATTGCTTCCGCTGCTTGCGCTTGCAATTCAACTCTCTCTTCTTCTGATCTTAAAAGCTCTTGATCAATACCAAGCTTCTTACCTATATAACTCGGCATATCTTCCATCTTGGTTCCTAAAGCAAATACTTCTGGTCCAAGCGCCATTGCCATTTCCATGTATTGCTGCACTGCTAACATATCTTCTTGATCCTGGGCCCTGGCTAATGGTGAAGTGTGCTTGATCGTTACTTCTCTACCATCAACTTTAAAGTCACCAAGCTTGCCATTCTTCATTAGGATATAGACAGATCGCTTAATGATCTTTTCAATAAACTCAGTCTGTAACCTGGAGAAAGCTGATCCGGCATCCATAACCAACTCTTGACCACGCAATGACATTTCAGTGGCAGTCTTTGTTGGAGAATCCATGCCGCCATAAGGTTCAGCAAATAAACATTTGTTAATACTTTCTCTGAGATCTTCCATAACTAATTCAGATACATTGAAGTCACCAGCTCTGTCCAGGGGACGTAATGTTGGATTTGAACTATCATTAGATCCGACCGGGATGGCTGTGCCTGGCTCCAGGTTAATGTTATATGGATTAATTACTCCATCATCTGTTACTGTGTAGATCCCAGAAATAGCGAGAGCTGCATTGCGAAGCGCAAATTCACTAACTTTATTTACTGTTTTGATCGCTGGCAGCACTTGCATGACTCTACCTCGACCAAGGATCTCACCTGGTACAACCATTTCCCGGAACACGATCCAAGGAGAAACTTCATAAAAACGTGTGAATATAACTTTTTGATGCTCTCTTTCGATCACGCATTGGTAATAAGCGTTTTCTTTTGGAGCAAATACAGTGCCTTCGATCAGATCGATCTTAGCATCTGGCTTGTCTTTAACTTTTCTTGCAGCTTCATCTGATAACTCAGCGCCTGGCCAGATCCTGTCAACGTGCCTGGCTGGAACGCTATGATTTCTCCAGACAGTTTCAATAGATCCTTTCGGTCCTTCTTCTGGATATAGATCTGCAAGCGGAACTGCAGTGAAATGTAATAATGAGTCACCACCTGGCTCGGCTTCTTCTAGCATCAAAGCGCCTGTTGAAACACTGAGATCTAGTAAAGCTTCATGTGCCTGGGTAGCAAAGTTTGAATGATTAATATGATCAAATAGAATATCGTTGGCTTCATCTAAATATTCCTGGACTTCATCCTCATCTTCAACAATCTCAGATCCTACAACTAACTTGGACCATTGTCGCCAGGGCGGAATTAAAGTAGCTTGTAATCTTGACGCAAACTTCTGGACTCCCATGACTGCTGTTGAATCATAGATGTCGACATTCTTTTTTTGTCCTGGTGTATGAAGGGAAAAGTTTTCACGCTGCGGCAAAGCAAAATCATAACATTCTCTAAGATGATTGATCCAGGGATCCTTTCTGCTTTTCGCTGCTTCATAACGAGCTATCAGTTCTTTGACTGTCCCTAGCTCTTTAGGGATTTTATATTTAGCCATCTTATCCGCCTAAATTGCTAGTAATACCTCTTTCATCATTTGAGATCAAAGAAGCACGACCTCTCTTCTTACGCTTGCGAGCTTCCTCTCTAGCTGCTATTTGTGCGTCAACTTTAGCTTCTTCTTTCTCTTGCCTAGCTTCAGCTTTTGTTACTGCCGGTGGTTTAGCTGGTTCTGCTTTACGTCTACCCATGGTGCTCCTTTGTTAATTATGTTATACTTTTTTCATAATCCACCTAATAATGAACTACGACTATTACTTTTGGATTTAAAAGAGGAAGTGCCGCTTTCTGCATCTCGGAATTGCCTTCTCTTTTGGACCATTTTTGTAGCTCTCTTCTCATTAGCTTTGCCCATTGCCACTGGATCTTTCACCTTTGGTGGATTTTTAACGTCACTCCAAGAATCTTTGCGGCTGCCCATGACACTCCTTTATTAAATATTTATACAATTGATTCGCAGTGTAAATATGCCAGGTTCTTAATCCGCCAATCCCCAATAAAGCCTTTGTTTGCTCTACACAAGTGCAAAGTGTCGGCCAGGGATTTCGGATCCTGGAATTATCACGACGAATATTAACGTGGATTATAACACTACAATTAGTATCATTGACAACATTTTGTATCTTATGTTGGGGACCAAAGGGTAAAACCTGAATATCAGTGCCACCAAGCCTGGGATTAAAAGAGATCCAATTGAATCCATCCCAGCGTACTGCCCAGACATGACGAATGCCTGGTTTAAGTAATTTGGCAAGCTTCCAGGGCATATCACCATGCTCGAAGATCACATACCATTCAGCAAAATCGTACTTCCACTCTTCAATGAGTGAGTGCTTGAGCCAAGTCAAAAGATCTTCCAATCTTGCTTGAGTACAGCTGGACCGGTCATACCTTCATGACGTTTATCGATCCAGGCAACAGCAAAATATCGGAAGGCATCAGCTCCATGTGAGCTCCAATCGTGCAGCGGTCTATCCTTGTAAACTCTTTTGTCCTCATCATACTCGCAGCGGTAATAACTCAGAGCTCTGATTCCATCAGCACAGCGCTTCTCATCGAAATAACACCTGGGCAATATTCTCCTGGCAGCTTCAATGCCATCCATGATCGGTAGATTTGGTGTCACTCGGAACACGATCCCCATTTGCCTGGCTTGATCCTTTCTTGATTTACCAGTGGTCAGCTCTCGAACTTGAATATCATGAGGGGCCCAGTGATCTCCGAAAGTGATACCATGCGTATCTCGAAAATCATGCAGCCAATTGATGTAATGTTGTAGGCCTTCACCAGAGTTTTCATAATAACCAACGACTCGCAGCTCAGTGCCAGCTCTCTGGATCAGCCAGATTGAAGTTGCGTCCGCTATTCCCAGATCCCAGAATGAATTTACTGGCAGCACTGGATCAATTGGAACTTTGGTGATCCTGTTGTCCTCCCTGGCTGCTTCGATCTGCCTGGCATAATAGGCTCCCTTCCTATTTTCTAGTGGTTCTCCGAGCCAAATGTGCTTATATAATGCCTTGTCAACTTTCTCCAGGTGTACTCTTTCCTTCTCTAACTCTTCTGGAAACCAAGGATTGTCGGAATAGTTGACTTTAACAACGTATGAGTCCTCTGGCGGATTGACCACGAATCGTTGATAAGTTGGATCCAGCAGATCTTGAGCATTAAAGGAAATCCAGATCTCAGATCCTGGAGCTCGAATAGTCGGAATGAGTGTATCGTATGAACTTGCAGTGATCTTCTCAGCTTCCTCCAGCCAAACGACCTGGATTCCTTCCATTGATTTTATCTTAGTTATGTTTGATCTGAGTCCTTCAAAGCTAAATCTTGATCCATTGCGGCCAATGATCTGAGTCTTTTGAATGTCAAAGAAATCCTCCAGGCCCATGCGTTCAATGGTATCAGCAAGCAGCATGAGCACTGAGTCATTGATCGACTTCTGGATCTCCCTGGCGCATAAGATCCTGGTCCTTTCTCTGTAAGCCTTCATGATCAAGAGCTGCGCGATCGTCCAGGATTTGCCAGATCCTCGTCCGCCATGGCAAATTTTATAGCGATGCGGCTCTAGGAAGGGTTCAAATTTGTCAGTGATTTGTATGCGGAGTTTCGTCGTCGTCATGATTAAGATCGTGATAATGAACCATATCAACTATGGCTGAATAGCACCAGGGACAAAAATTTACTTCAGTGATCCCAAAGAAACCTTCGATTCCACCATCCATTTCGTCATATTCACTGGCACAAACATTGCAAGTATGCTCTATCGAAGCCATTGCATTTGATGGATTATGTAAGGAGCATAACCAAACCAAAAACCTATAAAGATCCCAAGGTATAGTTTGTTTATTGGTTGCTTATGAACTTCTATTTCAATTGGATAATCCACTTGTTGTCTTTTAATTTTTATCATTTCTTAATATCTCCACTTGTATTGTTGCTGGCATTGGATTTTCTGGATCGTTGGACATAACCTGTTTGTCTAGTCCATGGATCCTCGCTTTGACGTTTAGAGCTGAGATAGCTGCACCAGGTTGGCCCAGAGATCTAGCTAATTGTCGATCCTCGTCAAGTTCTTTTGATAGTGACTCTACTGTTACTTCAAACTTTTTTTGTAGCAGCAATTCGATCTCACCGATCCTTGTTGCAATCTTGGTGTTATCAAGAAGTGCTACTGCATTTCGATTTATTGACGCTCCTTTCATTTTTTTACAGTCATAACTGCGACGATATGCTTCACTCGCATTCCCAGTTTCAATATAAGATTTGCAAAACTTTTCTTGCTTAACTGTTAATTGATTCATACTTTGGCCCACCACTGATCCTCTATAAATTTATATTCTTTATCCACACTGATCATCAAACGATTGATCACTTCAATTACATCTTCCAAAGAGTAAACGACTTCAACATATCCACCAGCTTCCTCAATCTTCTTATGAAACCTTTTTTGGACTTTGCTTAATCTCCCTTTCGCAGAAGTAGTCTTTGGCTTTTTAACTTCCAAACCAATGTATCTTCCAGAATGAACGATCGTGAGATCTGGGACACCAGGCTTAACTCCTTCTCTTTTTAATTTGGTTCCGGTTCTCAGATTTCTGCTGCCACCATTTGGCACCGCCCAATAACAAATACCTTTCAGATCTAAATAATCACAAATTGCTTTCTGGACTTGGTGCTCAACGTCGTTCACTTTTTCTTAGGCACAATAGTTTTTGCAATAATATTTTCAAGATCTACTTCCCAAGGATCTGGCCATTTACCAGAATGCTTTTCAGACTCTTCAATTCTTTTTCTGATCTCCAACAATGCGTCTATTAAATCTTCACTCATGCGCTTCTCCTATTCATAAAATAATTAATAATGTTTTTCTGATGATCGTCCTTCATTTTCTGGATCTTCTCTCTCCTAGATTCTTGCTCTTCCTCATTAACATCTAACCACTGAGGTTGAGCATGAAAATTAATCATCATCTGCGATTCTTGATTGGTCCAACCTCGATGCTGTTTGTTGTAATTCTTAAACCAAACCTGGACATACCCAGGGACATCAATGAAAGGGTGATCAACAAAGAATCGATACTTTCCTTTATCGTCAGCATTCATCCACATCTGAGCATAATCTTTCTGGGGGCCTTTTTTATTTTCCAAAGCTCTATTCAGTTTTGGTCGCCCGCCACAATATTCAACAAACTTAGGAAGGGATGGCGCAAATTCAGATCCAGATCTTCTCACTATTTCGATCGCGTGCAAAATATCAACATTAGGTATTCCAGATAAACCCTTTGACCATTCATCAAGCGTTAAGTTCATCCATTCTTCATCATCATCCATCTTTGCAGCAAAGGATGGAAACATCACTTTCAAAGTAGATATAACTCTTCCCGCTATTTTTTTCTCTTCAGCTGCGATCATCTTGACACCTCCTTCAATAAATTAAGTCCAGATCTTTTCTGAGGTGCTGGCGCTCTCCTTCCTCCTTGATCTTGTTCTTTCGATAACCAGGAATTAACAAACTTCTTGATTCCATTCTTAGTTTTCCTTCGAGTAGGATTACCATCAATCCAACCCACCATATTGCGAAGCTCTTGTTCCACATTAACAGCCGGATATAAACCTCTCCACTTTACGAGATCATCATCAAAGATTGAATAGAGTGATCCATCATTGAGCTCCAACCCAATAAAGACATTAGCATTTTCATTTACATTATCATTAACATTTACATTAGGTTCGTTCTTGGTTTTCTTTTGGTTATCTTTAGGTTTCTTTTCGCTTTCTTCTTGCTTTGGTCGTCCACCTTTATTTCCGTTTAACCATTTCTTATAGTTGGCTTCCAGCTGCGGTTGGATCAGCTTAAACATTGCAGCTGCCATTGGTCCCATGTCAGTATTCTTATGATCCAGGCCAAACTCAAAGATCGCTCTGTAAAGCTCTAACTCTTCTTGATCTCCCAAAGCTTTAGCAGCTTCATAGAAAGATCGATAAACCACAATAGAATCTCGTTTAGTTTTCATCGAGCTTCCTCCGGTGGATATATATCTGGCCTAGTATGGTGACGAGATACTTCACCACCAGTAGCTTTTTCAAGGTTAATAACGTGTAGATCAGCAACTCTCCTTTGCTTTAGCGCCCACAATTTAACAAGTGGAGTCGATACTCCGAGCTCTTGTGCTATACTTCCCCAGATCTCATTAAGGGACCTGTAATTGCCAAGTGCTTTTTCTTTTCTTCCGTACTCAATTAATGTCATTTTTTCATAATCTCCCAATAAATTGTGGCAAATTGTATCATATAGTTAAACAAGATACAAATATTATTCTAAAAAAGCTACTATTATTGTATTGTATTTCATTCAACATGATCTTTTATATGGACATTTTGTTCATTTCACACCTCATGGATAACACTTTTATCCATTAATTTAAACTTTTTTTTATCCCTGTAGGCCGCACCAGGCCTACATTTCTTATCTTTCTTTAGATACTCTGTGTAATTAATTGTTGACAAAGATACATATTGTATTCTATAATGTCCCTGTATTAATTAAAAAGGAGGTGTCAATTGAGAACTAAACCAACAAAGCGTATCAATCACAAGGGCCATGATTATTGGTCTTGTTGTGTTTGTAAAAATTTCTTTGAAGGCTGGGGTAATAACCCTTGGCCATTATCTGATCGAGATGATGATGAATGTTGCAATGAATGCAATATGGAAGTTGTCAAGGCTCGATTCAAACTAGCGGGAGTAGGTTAATGGAATCAATACCAATGTTCAAACCATTTAAGAATATGAAAGAAGGCTTTGACAAAATGCTGGAGATCGCTGAGAAGATCGATAACGATGATCGAAAAATTGAAATGATCGTTTGTTATGGATGTTTGATCGAAACTTTTAATGAATTCAATAAAGCAAAGGAGGAGGTGTAATGAGCCACAAAGATTATTTTAGGGGAGTAGATGATGGCGAGAAATTTGCCATTGCCTATGGCATTGTCAATGATTTATACAGGCGAGGATGTGCAGCAGAAATTCTTGCTGATCACAATCTTGATGCCAAAAAGCTTTATGAGTTTTATCTGGAAGAAGTTTTTAGTATTCCAGATTATGAATATAAGCGATTTGAGAAGTTATTTAAAAAAGAGGAGGTGTAATGGATATTAAGCACGTTAAAGGCCAGGATGGAAACTGGCATAAGATCGGTCCGGAAGATCGAGATTATGGTGAATGGCCAACTAAAAGATCAAGATATAAAAATCGAATCTTTAGAGTGCCAGTTGGGTTTGCTTTCACAACAACTGAGATTAAAGAAATAATTTCAGAATTTCAATCAGCAATTAAGGAGGAGGTGTAATGGCTGAATTTCCTAATCTTAAAGAACGTAATTTATATCACAAAGTTATATTTACTAAAGACTCACTGTTTATAGCGCAAGCTCCTTGTTGGAACTTTGAACTAGATGCTGACAAGCTGCTTGCCAAAGCATTGGAAGTTGGGTTCGTCACTAAGATCGGTGATGATGAATATTTAATGAATAACAATTATGGGGAGGTGAAATGAATAAATTAAAAAAGTGGGGCCCAGTTAAAGAGCTGCCACCAATCAAGGGAGCCAAACTTGGCGAGCCTGTTGATCATTGGAAACTGGTTCATCCAGATCTACTAAAACTTTTGGATGACAATAAACATTTACTTGAAAAGGAGAAATAATGAAAACTAATGCTTTAATTAAGAAAATTAACAAAGCGATCCCGGAAGCCAAAGCTGTTCCGATGGCAGATTGGGATGGCAGCGATGATGGGATCTGGTTTCGAGGTAGTGAGGATTATGTCGAAGCGGATGGAAGATTGATCTTTAGTGGAGGATCTGATGTTCATCCTAAACTTGAGAAGATCTTGGATGATGCCGGTTGGTTTGCAGAACCATACGATAGTGGCACTTTAATGGCTTATAACTAAGGAGAAGATATGAAGCTACTTACTAAAGAAATAGAAAGTATGTTTAAAAAGGTTGGCCGCCAGGAGGATGTTGAAGATCCTGTTGTGGTTGCCAAGTTTTTTACTCCCTGGACAAATTGGACTTGGTTTGCTACTGAGTACGATCCAGAGAGTAGGTTGTTTTTTGGAATGGTCCATGGTCATGAGAAGGAGTTAGGTTACTTCTCACTTGATGAGCTGGCTAGTGTAAAGGGACCATTTGGACTAGGGATCGAGCGAGATACTTCTTTTGATCCAAATCGATACAACGAGCTGGCCAAGCTTAGTGAGGTGGCAGCTTGAGTAGGGAGGAGCTCCTGGCATTTGCCAGGGGCATTATTTTGTCAACTAGGAGGAGCAATGGAAATAATCGTTGAAGTAAGAGATGTTTATGGTAAGCCTTTGGTTTACCCAGTATGCAGACGAGCAGAAATGTTTGCAAAGATTGCTGAGTCAAAAACATTAACACCAAGAGTTTTATTAGCTGTTGAGATGTTAGGTTTTGAAATCAGAGAGTTTGGAAATATAGCAAATTCACCACGTTTAAAGGAGGCATTAGCAGCATGAATAAAGATCTTAATATTAAAAATACAATGGTTCCGATCTTGAATAAGATCAAAAAAGAATCATTTGTAAATGGTTATGAACCTTCTGATGAAGAAGCTTTTGGTTTGTTACTCAGTAAATATTTTAAATGGGATGGATATAGAATTTTCAAAGTTTCAAATGAAGCTCTTGAAGATGCTAATTTCCATGAGCTTAATAGAAGATTATTCAAAACTTATGAAGATTGGTTTAATGGAGCGCCAGCATGAATCATTTTAAATGTAGGAATTGTCATTACGAGTTTATTGAAATACCAGGCACTCGTTATCCGTTAGAGCGTGGTGAAAATTATGAGGATGGAGATGTAGCATTTAGTTCACAAGATCCAGGTGAGGGTGCTTATTGTCCAAGCTGTAATGTGGCTGGCGGTGTTTTGGAATTTAAAAGAAGTTCTCACTATGGTTTAAATAAGCTGGAATATGATCCAGAAACATACGGAACAATTTTAAGGAGGGTGGAATGATAAAAGGTTTTGAAGATTGGAAAGAGTATGGGGAGCATTCAAGCATTCCTAATAAATATTATGACAGTGTGCTCGGATCATTTGATCACAATGTGATTGTTTATAAGAAAGAGTTTGATAGCTACGAAAAGCTTGAAGCATTTTGGTTTTGTAATTTATTTAATAAAAACTTCAAATCAAAAGTTATTGGCAAGAGTCTTTTATATTGGAAAAAGGAGGAGAAATGAATAAAGTACCAGAGCATCGACAAGGATCAACAGTGTATTGCAGTCGAGCTCAAGAGAACAAACGACGTGGAGAGTTTGGTTACATCAACGCGCTGCTAGATATTTGTGATGAGAAGATTGCGGTGAATGAAACTAAACGAATGGCTGATCACTATTCAGCACCTATTGAAGATTTTTGGGAAACTGTTACTAAACATATGACTATTTCACGCGACAGAGTATTAGACATTTTAAAAGTAGATGTTGGAATGGCTGATTGGAAATATGGATTGTTTAGTTATGTAGGTAGAACTAAGGAGGAGAAATGAAAAAAACTGTAACACTTGATAACAGAGAGCCATATAGTGCGCTGCGCTTTAGGGTTTCTCATATCAATTTACTAATACATAACCTAATGGCTCATATACGAATGATCGCTCATAGTCGTAACATCGAGCCAGAGTTAGCCAAAGATCTGAACAAGTGTGTAGAAGCGCTTGATCGTACAAAGAGTGCTAATTCAGAATTTAATCATTTAATAGAAAAATTACCGGAGGTGATCAATGGATCTAATTGAACAGAAAGATGAATACGATGATTTTAGAGATGAGTGCGCTCATTTTCCAAAGTCAATTTGGAATGCAGTACGAGATCTAGTAACTGGAGGAATGTCAAGATCTTTAGCAGTGGAACAGGGAGAGAAATGGCTAAAGGAAAGAGATCTTTTGGTCCAGGATGCAAAATCACATACTGCACTTTTTAACGTCCTTAATGGATACAAATAATAGCTTACGATACTAAAAATAGCATATAATACTACTACTATGAATAAAAATACTAACACAAAAGATATGACTCATGACGAATGGCTTGCAGCTAGGCGGCATGGTATAGGCGGATCGGACGCTGGTGCGATCCTTGGATTAAGTAAATGGAGATCTCCACTGGATGTTTACCTGGATAAGATTGGTAGCTCCGAAGATACACCAGATAGCGAACGTATGTATTGGGGCCGAACCCTAGAAGATATAGTCGCAGCTGAATATGAAAAAAGATCTGGCAATAAGGTTCGACGTAACAACAGGATCATTGCTCATAAAGATCATGACTTCATAATTGCTAACCTGGACAGGGAGATCGTCGGCAAGAATGGAATCCTGGAGTGCAAGACTTCTGGCTATTCTCCAGATTGGGGAGATCTAGGATCAACTGATATTCCAGAATATTACTTGGCCCAGGTTTATCACTATATGGCTGTTACAGATGCTGAGTTTGCAGATGTTGCAGTTCTGATCAACGGAAATGATTTTAGGATCTACCACATTCCTAGGGACCAGGAAACTATTGATCTGATGATCGATAGAGAAGTTGAGTTCTGGAATGAAAATGTCCTGGCTAAAGTGCAGCCGGATCCAATCAATATGGCTGACATTAAAAACAAATGGCCAAGTGACAATGGCGAAACATTAATTTCTAAAAAGCTTACTTCTAAATGTACCAAGCTTAGTGGAGTTAATTTAAAAATTAGAGATCTCACAAAGATCAAAAGTGATCTACAAGTTGAGATCCAAAAAGAGATGGCTGATCATTCATCCCTCACAGATGAAAGCGGCCAACTTCTCGCGACCTGGAAGGAGAGCTCCAGTCGTCGCGTTGACACCAAGCGGCTTAAAGAGGATGGGATGTATGACAAATACGCTACTGAATCTTCAAGCCGCACCTTTCGTTTAAAGATATAGGAGAAATATATGGGAGATAAAAGCTTAACAAAAGTGATGGCGGCCAAGTTTGATATGGAGCCTGGTCCATTCATTAGAGCACTAAAAGAAACTGCAGTCCCTGGCAATATCAGCGATGGACAATTTGCAGCGTTCTTAATGGTTGCTAAAGAATATAACTTAAATCCAATTACCAGGGAGATCTTCGCGTTTCCTTCCTCTGGTGGTATTCGTCCGATCGTTTCAATTGATGGTTGGATGAAGCTTATTAATAACCATCGAGAATACAACGGAATGAAGAGCACCGACAACTTAGATAAAGAAGGGAATTTAATATCTATTACTGTTGAGATGTTTCGTAAAGATCGTGAACACCCTGTAGTGGTTACTGAATACATGAATGAATGTCGACGTAACACAACAACCTGGAAACAATGGCCAGCCAGGATGCTTAGACATAAAGCAATGATCCAGGCTGCAAGATACGCATTTTCTTTTAGCGGTATTGAAGAAGAGGATGAATTTAAAAGATCTGAAATTCCTGTTGAAGCAGTAGTTGTAGATCAAGAAGCAAAAGGTGCTGAAGCAATGAAGCAAAAATTAATCAATAAAGGAGAAGAACATGACGCTAAAGAAAGCGATATTGCAAAAGCTAGTTGAAGCTTGGCCCAATGGCATTACTGCTAAAGATTTTCCACCAGGAACTTCACTAACTCAACGAATTGCTGATCTAAAACATAAAGATGGCTGGGACATTATGACTGTTGATGTACCACATATATCGTTTGGTCGCAAGGGAACCCATGCTTTATATAAATTAATTAATTACAAAGGAGAATAAGATGGCAAAGTTATATGATTTATCAGTAGCAACAGGAAAGTACCAAGATAACACAGGTGCTGAAAAGAACCGATGGAAAACTATTGGATCTGTTATGCAAAATGATCAAGGCGGTAAATACCTTTTGATCGACAGAATATTTAATCCCGCTGGACTTCCAGTGACGTTAGACAACAACGGACAACCGCGTGATTCTGTCATAGTTAGTATGTTTGATCCTAAAGATCAACAGAAAGCGGCAACAAAAAAAGCCGCACCACAAATAACACCACCAGATGATGATGATGTTGGCTTTTAAACCAATCTTAGCTGTAATTTATCTTATCACTATCCTGGGGATCGCTGGCGCTATGGATTACCAGGATATGATCAATGAACATGATTTCTATATCGAAGCAGTATGCTCCGGAGAAGTCTATGATCACAAACAATTGAACCCGGAGTGTTTATGAATATTTATTCACATAAGTTTATTAAGATCAAGCAAGTTGCTGAAATGACATCTTTAGCTGAGTCATCTATTTATCGATTACAGAAGCAAGGAAAGTTTCCAAGATCTGTTAAGATTACGGACAATACATCGAGATGGGTTTATAATGAAGTTGTTGATTATTTAAACTCTCGTATAGCTAATCGAATATAACAAATAAAGCTGCTTATATTGAGAAGTCCCTGGATTGGGTTACTGAGATCTTATAAGATCAATACTCGCTGTGTTGCGCCCTACTTCACCAAAGTCTTTATGCAGCAGAATACAATTCATTTCGCGATTGCTGCGATAACCCATGCCAGAATGCCAGGCATCTTTTGCTGCAAGCGTTCTAAAACTTTCCCAGGTACAACCAGCTGACTCGATCACATTGCGTGAATGAATATGGCCAGTGTACCAATATCTGTATTTAGCATCTCCCCATTCTTTGGGTTTATCTGCAGCCATGATCATTGGCAGCTTCTCTGGTTTAGCCATGTCACCATGCGTCGATCCGATTAAGCATTTTCCAAACTTGTAATACCAAAATTTAGATGGCTCAATATCAACAGTCACTCTGGGTTCGTTATGGTACATACGCTCAAGTGCAAGTCCAATAAATAAACTTGAATGTGAGTCATGGTTTCCAATGATTGACTTAACTATAACGTGTTTATGTTTCCGCAGCGCTGAAGTTACGATCTCGCACATTAGATCTATACCAACTTTTAAAACCTTGTGCCAGCGACCATCAACATCCAGGGCATTGTTTCCTCTACTTGTTCTGTTCTGATCATTATCGGAGTGAAAGAAATCTCCCAGGTTAAGTATGACTGCTGTGTCCGTTTGAGGTGATCTATCTACCAGGGCATTTGTTGCTTTCTGCAGATCCTTAGTTGCGATCTTCAGATCAAAATCTTCACCAGATTCATTTCTGTGGGCGAGCATTCCAATGTGAGGATCTCCCATAACGTATGCAGCCAGGAGATCTGAATCAGTTAGTCCTGGAGGATCTACTTTAACTGGTTTAAATTCTCCCAGGGCCTCATTAAAAACATTAGCAACTTCCTCTGGATCTAATCCATCTTGCTGCGTCTTTA